AATTTGCCCTGGTATCTGATCGGTGTCCTGGTTACTGCTCTTCTCGCGGTGTTCTATTCCCTTCTCCGGGGACGGGTACTTTCCGCCCATGTGGCCGAATTGCTGCGTGAAAGTGCCGAAAAGCGGGCCGAGATCGCTGAAGCTGGGGTGGCGGCGAATACTAAGAGCGTCACGACTCTTGTTGAATCGGTGGGGAAGCTGATGGTGCTTGCAGAGAATCAGGACAAAGTTCTGAAGGCCCTGCACCAGCGCGCGGGACGGGGGGACACTAGAGGTCGGGGTGGTACCTCGTGACGTGGCGACCGTGGCGTAAGAGGCTGGAAGAGGCCGAGGAAGCGGTTCACGCAGCGGAGCGGCTGCGCGATGACGCCGAGGCACAGCAGCTCCGCGCGGAGCAGATCGTTCCGCGCGTGGATGCCGTGGCCTCCTCCCTGCAAAAGTTGCGCACGGACAACCACTTCGGCCCGTTGATCGACTCAATCCTGAGAGGCAGTGAGTGACCCTCCAGACCCTGGGCACCGTCGGCCTCTACGCGTCGGCCGCCATCTCCACCGTCGGCTTTCTCGGCTTCGTCGGTCTGGCCCGCTTCTGGCACTCCCGGGGCGGCTGGCATGTGTTCTGGTACATGCTGATGATCGCGTGGGTTCTCGACCTCAGCTCGATTGCGCACCTGTGGGACCCGCCCTGGTTCGCCTGGACCCGCGTCGGAACCTTCGCCGTGGGCATGCCGCTGGTGCTGGGGTGGCGTTCATGGATCATTTTTGATCTTCAACTGCGGCGCAAGACGATGGCGTACGGTGGGCACAGACACCCAGGAGGAGATGCTGATGTCTGAACCACCCGTACTTATTGCCTGCCTGGTACGGCTGCGAACCGAGTTCAATCTCATCGCGCCGTCGCGGGACAAGAAGTCCGATGGCTGGATCGGCGACACCGTGCACCAGCACGAGGTGTCGGATCACAACCCGGACGAGACCGGCTCGGTGCCGATCCACGACGCCGACCACATCAACGAAGTCCATGCCATCGACGTGGACAACAACCTGCGCGAGTCCGACCTGACGATGGAGAAGGTCGTGCAGTTCATCCTCGGCCGCTGCCGCTCCGGCGCCGAAAAACGGCTGCGCTACATCATCTACAACCGTCGCATCTGGTCGGCGTCGTCCGGCTGGGTGCAGAAGCCGTACACCGGCGCGTCCCCGCACACCGAGCACGCGCACTTCTCCGCCTCGTACGACACCAAGCTGGAAGCTCTGATGGCTTCCTGGCGTTTGGAGGACATCCCCGTGGCACTCACCGCCGCAGACAAGACCTGGTTCACCAACGCGATCAAGGCTCAGGTCGACGCCGCCGAGGAGAAGATCCTCTCCGCCGTCGGTAACCCGCTCGACCTGAACGAGAAGATCGGCGACAAGGCAAGCCCGTCCCGCACCGTCGGCGACGTCCTGCGAGACACGGCGAAGCTGCGCGGCTACCTGGTCGGCGACGTCAAGGACACCGCCAACGCGGCAATCCCGGCCTCGGCGCCGGTTGTCCGGCAGACGGCGGCGGCCGACGCTGCCCTGGCCGCCGCGGGGATCGTGAGGCGAGGATGAACCCGTTCAGGAAGTTCCCGCTCACCACGCTGATCGCATGGGGCACCACGATGCTTGCGGTGCTCATCGTGCTCCAGGCCAGCGGCGTCCTGACCGGCCAGGCGGCGCACTGGGTGGAGGTCGCGGCCGGTGCCCTTCAGGTCATCCTGACCGCCTATGCGCGGGCGCACGTCACACCGGTGGCGGACCCGAAGGACAACCTCGGCCGCGCCCTGGTCCCAGCGAACCTCGTACCGGGACGCGGCATCTCGAAGCCGGAGTCCTTCTAGACTGAGAATGCTCCTGGCCGGGTGCGCAGGCACCCTCCGCGTCAGCGCCCCGGCCGGGAGCCCAGACGGCAGGAGATGAGCGATGGCCGGGCGTACCGCGACGAGCGTGACCAAGGTGAGTCGTACCGGGCTGACGGCTTTCCCGGCCCCGTCGGTGGCGGGGGATGCGGGCAACGGCAACGTCAGCCCGAACGACGGCGCCACAATGATCGCTGTACTCAACGGGGACGCCGCCGCCGCCCACAACCTGACGGTGGAGCTGGCCACGGGCGTGGACGGCCTGACGTCGGGGACGCGCACCTACGTTGTCCCCGCCTCGGCGAGCGGCACCCAGGTTGTCGGGCCGTTCCCGATCGAGTCCTACGGCTCACGCCTGCTGTGGAATGTCGGGTCGACCCAGCTCAAGGTTGCCCTGTATTCGCTGCTGGGGCCGTGACCGGCACGCCTGCGCAGGCGTAGCAGACGGGCCTACTCAGCATTGTTCTTGATCTTGCGCTTCCGCTTGGTCCTGAAGCTCAACTGAAGTTCCCGAAGCTTCAGTTGATGGGCCTTCTGTTCCCGCCGCTCGTCCGCCCGGCGCTGAGTCCGGCGTCCCCGACTGTTCATTCCGCCGGGGACTCGGGGATGGTCATGCCCAGTGGTACGGGGCCGCCATACCTGGCCCAGGCCAGAAGGCGGGTCACGGTGTCACCCGGCTGGGCTCCGTCCCACTTCGGTGCGTGCAGCAGCTCGGGCACCTCGGCGAACTCGTCCCAGTGGGACAGCTTGTAGTGGTAGGTGATCGTCCCGGCGGGTGTGTCGATCCCGACGATGAAGTAGCCACCCTCAAACATGGGGCCGTCGTCGGGGTGGTGGGCCTTGGACCGCCAGGCGATGTCCGCTCGCTCGGTCGCCAGTGCCGCCGTGAGTGCCCGCCGGTGGTCGTACAGCTCCTCCATGGTGTGAAAGCCGTCGGTCAGCAGCTCGGGTCTTGCCTGGATGCCGGTCAGTCGACCGGTGGTGATGTCGCGGATCATCCGGTACGCACCGGGTATGGTGGCGTATTCGCTGGTCATGCCTTCTCCTCGTCATTTTCGATCTTGTATTCAAGGGTGAAGTTCGGGTTGAGGTTGAGGTTGTCGGCCCACCGGTAGCCGCCGTCCTCGGTCAGATACCACCAGCCCTTACCGTTGACGGTGTAGATGTAGGCCGGAACCTCGCGCGGGTCGACGCCCGCCCGCCGCTCGATCATCCGGCCAAGCCCGATGCAGTTCGCCGCGCCGACGTCTGTCAGGGTCTGATCATGGCAGGGGCGGCACAGCATGAGCAGGTTCCGGACGTCGTTCGAGACATCCGCTGCGGCGCCGCGTACGCCCCCTGAGCCGCGCGTCATCCGGTGGTGAGGGTCAAGGGTGCCGGGCATGCCGCAGCCCTCACACATCCCGTAGGAGCGGGCCTGCGCGAGGGCTTTGGCGATCTCGAAGCTCATGGGCTAGTCATACATCTCGAAGCAGCCCTCAGTGCGAGAGCAATACAGCAGACCCGTGTTGTCCTCGTTGTCGTGCCCCGGGCATTCCGGGTCGCGGCCGGGCAACTGACCGACCGGGCAGTTCTCTGCGCGCGAGCAGTAGATGATGGGCAGGTACGCGTCTTGCATCCCTGGGTCGTCGTGGCCGGGGCACTCCGGGTTGCGGCCGGTGTCGGTCAGCTCCTCGTAGTCCTGGCGGTCGAGGGGGGTCATCGGGCCCTGAGTGGTCAGCATCAGAACGCGTCCTCGATCTCGGCGGGATTCATGACCTCGACGACCTCGCGCATGCCCTGCTTGCCGGGGTGGCCGTAGCCCATGCCTTCGTCGCGGATCACGATGGCCAGCGGGTCCCGTCCGGCCTTCTTGACAAACCGACGCCGCTGGCGGGGGGTCATCCTGATGGTCTCGATGGTGCCGCCCATGCGGGCGAGGCGGGTCGCGGTGTTCATCCTGCTCATCTCCTCGTGTATGCCACCAGCATACACCATGGGAGGTGTCAGCATGGGCAGTGTTTGGTCTTGCTGTGCTCCGGGTTCGGCCAGTGCCCGGTCGCCCGTTTCTCCAGGTTCGCGCAGTGCCCCTTGACCTGCTTCGGGTCGACGTACTTGCCCAGGTGAGTCAGGCAGCGGCAGAAAGCACAGGGCTCAGCCCAGCGGATCTTCGCCGCGCCCTCGCCGGTGGTCCAGTAGGTGTCCAGCCGCTCCGCCCCCGCCGCGCCTTTCGGCGTGACGGCGAAGGCGGAGCGGACGGCGAACCCAAGGTCGCGGGCGAGCTGCGCGAGCTGCATGCGCCTCAGGTTACTTGCAGCGCGGATCGTTGGGGACTACCGCCAGACCGCCGGGCTGGGTGTCATCCACCGCCGCCGACAGGCTGTAGACCATGTTCGGCCCGCTGCACTTGAAGGCGACGTTGCGGAAGCCGTGGGGGAACTCGACGATGCTGGCCGGTCCGGTCGGCTCGATCGTGCTGGCGTTGTTGCTCTTGTGGTTGCCGAAGCAGCCGGTCAGGGTGATGGTGGCGAGTGCTGCCGTGGCGGCCACGGCAAGGATTTTCTTGCGGGTCATGCTCTCTCCTCCTGTTTCAGGTGTTGCGCGCCTGGATGGTGACTGGGATGGTCGTCAGCCGGGCGGCCCCCTGGCCTTCGATTCCTTCGATGTAACCGCTGAACTGCAACGTCACAATGTCGCCGCTCATGATCCGACTTCACGGACAGCAGTACGGCGCCCCGCCCCCTGTAGGTGTACGGCTCCTGCCGCCCGACGGTCCGGCGCTCGAATCGGCGCCGGACCGTACGGCTGGGGTTCATACCGCGTCCCCGGGGTCAAATTGCCCGCCCTGACCAGGTCCGAGCGGGACCGGCCCGGCCTCCAGCATTCCGGCGAAGCCCCGGGCCAGGGCTGTCATGCGCTCGACGCCCTCCCCCGTCGTAGTGATCGTGACGTACGGGCTGCCCTGCCCGACCTCGATGAAGGGGAGCTCCTCGCCGGTCGCCGAGTCCAGACCCTTGCTCCCGACGGGCAGCGACCCGGCAATATCGAGGAGCTTCTTCAGGAACGCGGGTCGGATAATTTCCACGGTCATGACCTCGCTGGGGTACCGGTCGCGACACCAGGCCAGCGCCCCCGCCTCGTCGGTGAGTTTGACGCTCTTCTTGCCGTCGGAGCGGCTCACGGACGCCATTTTCGTGCCGTCCGGCAGGTATGCGCCGACCTTCTCGACGTGCCGCTTACCCATGTCGGCGGTCACGCTGGCGCGAAGCGCCTTCTCAGCGTCGCTGAGCACCTTCACGTAGGTACCCAGGGCGGCCAGCTTCTCCGCGTCGGTCAGTCCGGAGACGCCGCGCCAGGCATCGCCAGGGGTCATCTCGGTCATGCCTTCTCCTTCATGCGTTGCCAGCAAATGGTCTTTGCGCGGGCGAGCAGCGCCCTGGTGTTCTGGTCTCCTCGCCCGCCGTGTCGGGTGGTGGAGGCGGTTATCTGGGTGTGCCCGCAGGGGCATCTCCAGATCTTGTGCTTGCGGTAGCGGACCAGCTCGAATCCGCATTCCTGGAAGAGCTGGTCCAGCGCGGTCAAGTTGTCCATCAGTCGCCGCTGCTGGCCGGGGCCTGGAGCGTGTCGCGGGCCATGGTCAGCTCTTCGTCCAGGGTGGTGGACTCCGACACCTGGACCTTCAGCAGCCCGCGATCCTCGGCGTAGGCGCGGTAGATCGCAATCAACTGAAGGTCCGCATCGGGCTTGACGGCCAGGTCAGCGAGCCGGTAGGACAGCACGTCGGATGCCGTGATATGCGCCACGGTCCCCCCGTCGGTGGCGATCTCAACCGTCCGCTGGTGCAGGTTCTTGCTGGCCATCCAGTCGTAGCCGTTGACGGCCTTGCCGATCTCCACCGTTTCGATCCGCCCGTGCATCTCGCGGATCTCGTCGTCGGTCCACGACGCCTTCTCTGGCGCCCGAGGCGCTTCAGCCTCCGCGCTCCGGCGCGGCTGGGCATCCTCCCAGCGGTCGCGGGCCGACGCCTGCGCCTTCTGGCCATCGTCGTCCTCGCCGCCGGGGTAGGCGCCAGAGAGGGCCAGGGTCAGGTAGCGACGGCCGTACGTCATCGACGAGCCGATGTCCTGCGGGCCGGAACGCCGCGGGTCGGGCAGCGGCCAGAAGCCGGTCTCGCGCTCGCTGCTCTCGTGCAGGAGCGAGACCTCCAGGACGAAGTTGCCGCTCGGGTCGAAGCTGGTCTTCGAGGTGATCGAGAGGCCGTGCTTGCCGAGAATCGGCAGGACGGTCTCGACCACCTGGGCCAGGTCGGCGTACCCGTAGGAGCGATCGTAGGCGCGGCCTTCCTTCGTCTCGCCCTTGACTTTCGCCTTCTCGTCCTTGGTGAGTTTGGGTAGCTCAGCCTGGAATGCGGCGAGCGCCTCGGCCAGGTTCTTGTGCTCTGCCATGCGTGTGCCCCCTTGAGTGACTGTCTACGCACAGCATACACGAGGGCCGTCAGCGGTCAAGCTGCGTCCAGGGATCACCACCGCACAAGTCCGGATCGGCGCCGGGCGCCACACACCGGCCGTCCTGCCAGTCGTGTCGGTGCTGTACGTCAGCCAGCGTCCGGGGCCGGTAATGCGGGTTCGGTCTGGCCGCCTGCTGCCGCAGATACGCGGCATGCTCCCGCTCCCAGGCCGCCCGGCGGGGATACAGCGCCTCCTGGGAGCCCTCCGGCAGGCCCGCCCGCACCCGGGCCACCAGATCAGCCACGGCCGCCGGGAGGTCGCTCAGGGCCAGCCGCTCGCCGCGTGCCGCCTCCGGGAGCGCCTGACCCCTCGGCACACCGGCCTGCCCCGGTGCCCAGCCGGTCGCCCGTGCCGCCGCCTCCCGCTGGCTGGCCATGTCGCGGACCGCCCGGCGGACATGCGCAGGCATCATCCACTCGGTGTTCTCGGCGTAGTGCTGCTTCACCGCCTCCAGACAGTCGGCGAAAGCGGCATCAGGGAGGATGGCCTGCCAGGCGATCACGTCGCCGTCGCCGATGGTCCGGCGGTCAAAGGCGCTCATCGCCGACAAAAGGTCGGCGGTCTCGGAAAGGTTCACAGCCCCATCCTCCTGTACTTGGCGGCCAGGGCCTGCCCCTGGGCGATCCGCTGATCGGTCGTGCTCGGCTTGTACTGCACGGGCGCGCCAGAGGTTGGCACCAGGGCGTTGCCGGGCCGTCGTCCGGCCCGCTCGGCGGCGGTGCGCATCCAGTTGCGCCACGTCGCGGGCCAGTCGCACTTGCGGCCCTTCACGCCGGGAACGGCGCTCCAGTAGTCCACGAACTTGGCGTGCTCGGTCTTGCCGTCGATGACGGCAGCCATCCGCTCCTCGGTGAACCAGGCCCGCATCCTCTCGTCAGGCATGAACCCTTCGGGGATCCTCGTCGCCGTCATCGAGCGCGGGGCGCGGCCCTTAACAACGGATGTTTCAGAACTAGATGCTTCCTTAGCAGGAAAGCCCTCTCCCTCGTTGAGGGTCTGTCCCTCTCCCTCGTTGAGGGGCCCCTGTTCCTCGGAGAGGGTCACCCCCCTCACGTCGGCGTAGTCCTCGGCGTCCGGCGGGGGCGTCGCGGCGCCGTCGACCAGTACCTGGTAGCGGTTGGATACCCGCTTCCCGCTGCGGTCGTACCGGTCATAGACCCGTACCAGGCCCGCTTCGATCAGCCGGGCGAGCGCTTTGCGCACGCCGCCCTCGCTGAGGTCGGTCTCGGCGGCGATGAGCCGGGTGCGCAGGTAGCAGGAATGATCCTGTCCGGCGTGGTCGGCGAGCACGCGCAGCACGGAACGGGAAGCACAGTTGCCGGTCTGCTGCTTGCG